GAGTTACTCGACTTGAACAATTTATTTTAATAACATTAATCACTCTCGTCCTTAGTATGGCGGGAATAATTTTTAACGTTTACACAACATAGAGGTATTAAATATGCAAACTTTTGCAAATATGATGGCAATAATAATGGCAATAATTAGTGTGAGCAGCATTATCGCTGCCGTGACTCCCACACCCAAGGACGATGTTTGGATCGGTAAATTATACAAACTGATCGACATGATGGCCTTAAACGTGTGGAAAGCAAAACAAAAGCCAGGAGAAAAATAAAGACGATTAATGAAAGACTTGGTTGAAAGAGGGATTATTTCCGAAGAACTTTATGGCAAATACGACTTTTATAGAAAAGGGTTTTGGGTTTGTTTTGCTTATGTTCTTTGGGACACTCTTTACTCCTTTGGTCTTTTATGACAGATACGTTTAGCTTAATAGCTGAAGTCGGGGCACCTATAGCGGGAGCTCTGCTTGCGGGTGCGTTTGTCTTTATTATTATGCGACAAATTATGGGTGGCGTGGTGAATCAAATCAATACCCTTAAAGGTTTTACAGAAAGCCTGATTACCAGAGTTAAAACCATAAACAACGACATGATTAGACTGGACACCAGTGTAAGCTCTGCTTTGGGGCTTGCTCCAGACCTTGACAGACTTGCTCGAACCGAGAACTTCGTAGAAGATGGAACCATAGATGCCAGACGAGACTAATGAACGTAGCACAGTTAATCGCAGATTTTGGCTTCCCTATTGTGGCGATGGTTGGGCTTGGTTATTTTGTTTATTATGTTTGGGTTATAATTACAAGAGTAATAAACCCAACCATTAAAAACATGCACATGACATTGATTAGACTTATTGACCAGATACGGATGCTGGATAACGACATGATTCGCCTGCAAGAAAAGGTCAATACGGTGTTACAAATGAAAGAAAACGAGAAGAAGAAATGAAATGGTTGACCTATTATTTGATAATTATTCTATTAGGGGCTACAGCAACAGTCTCTGGAGATGAGATAGTTCAAGAGTTTAAAAGTCCCAGCTTTAGTGGCATTGGCACATCTTCTCACTATTTAACCATTGATGAACAGGAAAAATCTCGACGAGATGAAATCGCTGAAGACATTGAAAACGCTTTAAAAGAAGCAGAGAGAGAAGCGGATAACACCACGCTGGCTAAGTTTTTAAGAAACCTTGAATCACGCGTGTACTCTCAACTCTCAAGAGACATAGCAGAGTCTTTGTTTGATTCCGAGAAAGGTGGAACTGGTGGTGAAATAGAACTGGAAGGCAGCACTATAAAGTTTGTTAATGACGGAATTAATATAACGCTCACTGTTATTGATGAGAACGGGACAATAACTGAGATTATTATTCCCGTAGGGATATTTGGAATATGTTCGGACGAGTGTGGTATTTAGTTTTATTGTTGCCGTTGCTTTCTAGCTGCGCCAATTTTGCTCCTGTGGGCCATACAGGTTGCGCTAATTTTCTTGAGTGCGTTGAAGAAGCAAAGATTATACGTCCAACGCATGAAAAACTGGTTAATCTTCCGCCACCGCAAAGACAAGCAGTGGTGGCTGTGTATAAGTTTCAGGATCTAACGGGACAACGTAAAAGCTCACAGAAAATGGCTTTGTTCAGCACCGCTGTTACCCAGGGAGCAGACCATTATCTGATCGACTCTTTAAGAAACGCAGGTAAAGGATCTTGGTTCGTGGTTGTAGAGCGGAATAATTTAGACGCATTGACCAGAGAGCGACAACTCATAAAAAGCACCCGACAAACCTATGACGGCGAGAACGGAAACACGTTAAAACCTTTGTTGTTTGCTGGAATTATTATTGAAGGTGCGATTATTGAATACGACACAAACATTGGAACCGGGGGCAACGGGGCACGATATTTAGGTATTGGCTCAAAAAACCAGTGGCGAAAAGACGAAATTACCGTGTCTTTAAGGGCTGTCCTTGTCCAAACAGGGGAAGTTATGTTAAATTGTATGATAAGCAAGACAGTCTTGAGCGCGGGCGTAAGTCGTGATGTGTTTCGTTTTATAGAAATGGGCACTGAGTTGGTCGAAGTAGAAACAGGCTACACAGAAAACGAAGCAATGGGTTATGCAACCAGGGTAGCCATAGAAGAAGCTGTTTACACATTAATACAAAAAGGTTTAGAAAAAGAATTGTGGGACTTTAATTATGAAGAAATTAGTTAGTTTATTTTTATTGTTTGCCTCCTCCGTTGTGTACGCAGGCAACAACGACATTTACATTACGCAAAGTGGTACAGGATTGACCATGAACATCGATCAAATTGGTGATACCAATAAGGTCGGTACATCGCAAGCCAGAGCCACGTTTGCCGGAGCCTCCATGACGGTGGACATTGACCAGGTGGGAGACACAAACACCATGGCGGCCTCAGTCGCTCAAGGGGCGAGCACTTCGTTTACGGCTAACATGACAGGCGACAGTAATACAACCACTCTAGCACTAGGGGCGACAGGGGATGTTGCCAATACAGACTTTGATTATGCGGCAACAGGGGACTCTAATGTTTTAACAATGACTCAAGGTGCAGCAGCTACAGCAACTGCGGGTAATCAAGATATAGTGGTGGCTGGTACTTCAAATAATATTAATGCAACTTGTGAAGTTGTAGGTTGTATCAACAACTGGAACGTGGACGGTGATTCTAACGATATTGATACTACACAAACAGGTAACGCGGATCATTCAATAACTGCCGTTATAACGGGCAGCACTAATAACATAGACATAGATCAAACCAATAGCACTGGTAGTGTATCAGATGTTGTTGTAATAACAGCGACTACAAGCAATGGGACTATAGATGTAGACCAATGCACAAGTGGCTGTTAATATTACTTCTTTTTATACCTAACGCTTATTCTGAAATAGGAGAAATATCGGAACTTAGAGGAAATGGAGAAGTTTTACGAGCAGATCAAACAGATCGATTATTGGCACGAGCTTCTCTGGATATTCTTAGTTATGATGATGTGCGCACTGGTAACGGTAGGCTTGGCATTACGTTTCTCGATTCTTCTGTTATTCGTCTTACTGAACACTCTAAAATTATTATTGATGAATACATATTTGACCCTGATCCATCTAAGAGCAAAATGGCACTCAAAATGGCAAGCGGAACCGCCCGTTTTATTACTGGCGCGTTGGGAAAAATAGATAAAGAGAATATTTCTATTGAAACACCTTCGGCTTCGATCTTTATTCGAGGCACAGATTTTACAACCACTGTTGATGAACTGGGCAGATCATTAGTTATTTTATTGCCTAACCCAGACGGCACAACATCTGGAGCCATTACCGTTGAAACAATAGCAGGCACAGAAGTTCTAAACCAGCCTTTCCAAGCTACAATGGTTAGTGTTGCTGAGAGTCCGCCCACAAAAGCGGTCACTTTGGCTAATTTGTCCTTAAACTTTATAGATAACCTATTGATTGTAAACCCACCTGACGAGGTACAAGAAGCGGTTGATGAACAAAGCGGCACATCAAGCAATGTACTAGACGCGGACTTTTTAGAAGAAAACGACTTGGATGATGACAGCGATTTATCTAAAGATGAGCTACAAGAAGAGATAACAAGGCTAGACATTGACCTATTAGCTGTAGACTTTCTACAAGACTTATTAGAAATGATTGAAACAGTAGCCGCAGGCGGCAAGGATGACGGCGATGAGGGGGAGTTAGATGGGGTAAAAATAGAAGGCATTATCCCCGGCTTTGACCCAAACGCTCAAGTGTATACTTTTGTAGAGGGAGAAATATTTACTTTATTTAGACAAGTTGAAAACACAATTGATTTGGAGTTAGATAAGTCAGGTGGATACAACATTCAAATTCTTTCTGCCGGGAAACAGATAAATGTTACAACCAACGGAGGTGGTGAAAATGAGATTATTATTAATCAGTCTGATTAGTTTGAACTTATACGCTGGGGATAACAATGTTGAGATAAGAACCAAAGGGAGCTCCTCTCTAATACATATTGACCAAATTGGTTCAAGTAACACGGCTAGAGTCTGGTGCGGCTTATCGGAGGGGGCTTACACCACCCATAATTGCAGTAATGCGGAGATTGATATAGACCAAAACGGAACAAGCAACACAGCAAGAGCCTATAGCCAAGTGGCTAATCATACTGGAAACGAGTATAAAATAGACCAGGAGGGCAACGATAACTTTGGTTATATCGATGCGGACGATGACGGTAACGACATGGACATTGTTCAAGACGGTAACAACAATGACGCTGAAATATACATGATGGGGGACGACAATGTGTACAAGATCACCCAAACAGGCGATGATAAAGAAGGCGAGATAAGAGCTTTCGGTGATGATTCAGAGTTTACTATAACTCAATCAGGGACAGGTGAGCACTATGCCAAGATTTATGCCAGTGGTTCAGCAGATAACAACGATGCGACCATAACTCAAACGGGTAGTGGCGATCATTACATGAAGCTTAATTTCTATACTGATAACTACGATGTTACAGCTAGCCAGTCTGGGGCAACCAATAAAAGCATTACGGTTAATTATAATTGTTCCACAAACTGCAATAAAACGGTAACCATCAATCAAGGTGATTAGATTTTTTCAATTATTGGCTATTGTTGTCTTATTGGGCGTACCTTTGGTCCAACAATGGACCCCGCTTCAAATATTAAAGCTCAAGACCTTTGATGTATTTGTTACAGAACAACAGCCCTCTGGTTATTTTTCAATTCTTAATATTAACGAAGAGGATGTTGAAGCAGAGGGAGGCTATCCGTTTCCTAGAAAACGATTAGCCGAGATACAAAACGAACTTATATCAAAAGGTGCTTTAGGTGTTGGTTGGGTCATTAGCTTTCCGCAGAAGGACCGTTTTGGTGGTGATTTAGACTTTGCTGAAAGTCTTGCGTCTGCTCCAAGTGTGTTGGCAACGTTTGAAAACGACAACGGCACTTACCCCATGACCACAGGTACAGTTATTCTGGGCCAAGATCACGGAGGCTTTAAAGCGAAGGGGGTGGTACAAAACATTTCGTTATTACGCGAAGCGGCCTATCAAGGGATAGCGGTGGCTCCGACAGAAGTTGACCAATTGGTTCGGCGTATGCCATTATTACTAAGAACCCCTGACGGTTGGGTTTCTGCCTACGGCACAGAGGTTCTAAAAGTTTTAGCGGGCGCGGACACTTACTTAATAAAAACTTCAGAAGCAGGTATACAAGAGATTAGAGTTAAGGGACTGCCGCCCGTTAAAACCGATACTTTGGGTAGGAAGTGGATCAGTTGGGTCAATACACCCCAATTTTCTTTGACCGATATTAAAAACACAGAACTGATTAAAAATCGCTTCATCTTTGTTGGTGTGACTGCTAAAGGGGTGATGCCTCAAGTGGCAACTCCTTCCGGGCTTTTAGAGCCTCATAAAATACAAACAGCTTTATCTGAAAGTATTTTAATAGAGGACAGTCCTTTTATCCCTGACTACGCTTTGCTCGCAGAGATAGGCATATACCTAGCCACAACGGTTCTGATTTGGTTTTTCTTAAACTTTTTTGGTGTGACATGGGGTTTGGTATTCTTTTTACTTACAAGCGCTCTAATCGCATATTTAGGGTACTCCTTAATTCAAGCCAATCTTTTAATAGACGTCACTTGGTCTTTAATTTCTGGGTTTGTTACCGGTTCTATCGCCTTTTACTTGAATTTTAGAGAGCAATACAAGCTCAGACAGCAGATTAAAAAGCAGTTTGAACACTACCTTGATCCTAGACAGGTTAAAAAGCTACAAGACAACCCAGAACTGCTCAAATTGGGCGGGGAAAAAAGGTATGCAACCTACTTGTTCACCGATGTTAGAGGGTTTACCTCCATGTCTGAATCGTTACCGCCAGAAGAGGTGACCTATATTATGAATCGGGCGTTGACTGAACAACAAGAAGCAGTACAAAAACACGAAGGCATGGTCGATAAATACATAGGCGATGCAATGATGGCAATCTTTAACGCTCCTTTGGATCAACCGGACCACGAAACAAGGGCTATTCGTTGTGCTCTGGACATTGTAAAAAACATGGAAGAACTTAACAAAGAACTTAGCTACATGAAACTGCCTTCAATAGCTATTGGCATTGGCATTAATTCCGGCGAAGCGGTGATTGGAAATATGGGTAGTGATAGTCGCTTTGACTATACGGCAATCGGTGATGCAGTAAACACGGCAGCACGGCTTGAATCCGCAACCAAAGAAGTAGGGGTTGATTTGTTGATCGGCAAAAACACTGCTCAATTTACAAAATTTAAGTTAGAATTAGTAACAACAATTAATGTTAAAGGCAAAGCGGAGGCTTTGAGCGTGTACACAACCAGATAGGTGAAAAAATGAACGACAATTATCCAAGCGGCAGATTTGGTGGAGACATGGACAGAAACGAGGTTGAAATGGACCTCAATAAATTTATGGCCATGGTTCAGGAAATCGGAGCCCTTAAAGACAAAATAAGAGAACTAGAAGACACCAAAAACAATAACCCTTATCAAAAAGTTATTTTCATAGCTCAAGCTGTGGATTCTTGGCGTATTTTTCCAAGAGCGTTTTTAACCGTGTATATTATTTTATTGTACTACACCGTGATGTGGTTTATGGATTTGCCTGACCCTACGTTTGAACAATCAGGGTTAATCTCTGTAATTGTGGGTGCAGGAGCAGCTTGGTTTGGCTTGTATGCAGGAACATCGGGGTCTTCTAAAAGTTTCAAGGGCGATAAATAATGAAGCTAGTGTTGTTTTTATGTGCGTTATTGCTGGTGTCTATCTCTATTAATGTAGTTGTGTTTACTAAACTGGATAAAGCAAAGGTGGAGCTACAAACAGCTATTAATAACCAAGCGGTATTAGAAAAAACAATTCAGGAACAAAACGAGCAAATTAAGCTTGCCCTGGAACAAGCTAAAAAGACGGCACAACAAATACAGGCCCTCAACACTCAATACACACAGAGCCAAGCCCAGGTGACCAAGCTCAGAAATAAGTTTGCTAACTTCAATTTGGAAGGCATGGCAATGACTGAACCAGGGGTTTTAGAAGGTAAAGTAAACCGAGCTTCAGCTAGAGTGGTTGAAAACTTAACGACAATAACCAATCCAGAGCAATTTGATGAAAAAATTACTGATAATACCGCTACTACTAATTAATGGTTGTTCAACCTTCTCTTTGTTTGGAGACAGGCAAGCGGGGCAAC